TTTTTGTTTGTATATCGATACTGATTTTTTTACCAATAGAAAATTTTTACAGGAAATTGCGGACGCTTTTCAACAGGTTGAGGAAAACAAAATAAAATCTTTGTCCGTTTCAATGCCACCACGAGCGGGAAAATCTTATATTACTAGTCTATTTTGCGCGTGGACGTTGGGGCGCAATCCTGCGGACTCAGTAATGCGTAACACGTGTACCGCTACATTATATATTAAATTCAGTTACGACGTGCGTACGATAGTTAAAAGCGATAAATTCAAGGTAGTTTTTCCCGATGTTAGACTAAGCGACGACAAGGCAAATTTACAAGGTTGGAATACTAACTACTCTAAACAGGTTGGATATTTTGGCGCGGGCGTTGGCGGTACAATTATAGGATTCGGAGCAACAAAAGTAGCGATTACCGACGACCTTTATAGGGGGCTTGAAGACGCGTTAAGCGACACGGTAAACGACCGTATTTTACAATGGAAACAGTCAACGCATGACTCACGATTTGAGAGCGGTTGCGCCCGTATTGATATTGGCACCCGTTGGAGTTTAAAAGACGTTATAGGGGTTAATATTGAACAAAAAATTTACGAAAAATCTATAATAGTAAGCGCGTTAACTGATAAATTTGAGTCGTTTTGTGAAAACGTAATGACTACGGAGGAATATTTGGAGAAAAAAAAGCGTACAAATCCCGATATTTGGGAGGCGGAATACCAACAAAGCCCGGTCGATATTCAGGGGCGTTTATTTGATAATTTAAACTTTATTACTCAGCAGGAATATAACGAAATTAAAGCGAATTACACTATTGACGGAACGTTGGCGTATATAGACGTTGCGGATCAAGGTAAAGACTTTACAGCGTTGGCAGTTTGCGCCTTAATTAACAAACAATTGTATTTAGTGGATTACGTTTTTAGCCGTGAAAACACGGACACCACGTTACCAAAATGCGCGGAAAAATTAAACGAACATAATACTAGTTATTGCCGTGTAGAAAGTAATTCAATGGGCGCAATGTTCAGCAGGCAATTACAAAAGTTAACGCCAACGACTAGAATTTTACAAGTTCACAATACAACGAATAAAGAAACGCGAATAATAATGAACAGTAGTTGGATACAAAATAAAATTATTTTTGTTCAGACTGAAACGCCCGAAAATCATTTGTTTATTGAAAATTTAGTTAGTTATAGTAAGGAAGGACGTAACAAAAACGACGACGCGCCGGACTGTTTAGCGGGGTTGTCTATATTTATTCAATCAATGTTTAAAAATAATTTGTAAATAATGAAAAAATTTGTACGTACTTTTGTAATTCATAAAATTTTGCTATGGATATAAACTTTTGGGAAAACTTTTTTGGAGTTTCATTTAATCCTTTGGGTAGGTATATCGACCAAACGCGCCAAATGTTACCCGTTCAATCGCAAATTTGGGGTAAAAAAGACGCCGTTTGGATTGACACAACGGATAGTTGGAGGCTATTTTTAGAGATTCCCGAACTTAGAACCGTAATAAATAAACGCGCGTCGATGATGTCAACAAACATACCTTTGTTATACGACAAAGAAGGGGTTTTAGTTGAAGATCATTGGCTTTTAGACTTAATAGCGCACCCCAACGCAATACAAAGTTGGAGCGATGTAATATACAGTTTGTCAGTTCAGGACGCGTTATATAGCAATTCATTTGCGTACGCGCCTGTTCGTTCCTTTGGAGTTCGTAATTTAATGGTACCTTTGCCCGCGTCAAAAGTGAAAATACACACTACGGGAAAACGTTTAAATTTTATGGACGCGGACGATTTAGTGGATAAATTTACGTTTAGATACGACGATAACACGGACGAAAATATACCGTGGATTGATATGATTTATTTAACAACTACGGACGGAATGAACGTAATAAAACCCGTTAGCCGTATAGATACTTTAAAATATCCTTTATCAAATATACGGGCGCAATATCACAAACGAAACGTATTATTAGAAAATATCGGAGCGATTGGAATTTTGAGCGCGCAACAAAATGATTTAGGCGGGGCGATACCAATGACGCCGGAAGAAAAAAACACTATCCAAAGGGATTGGTATAAACGACAAAAAGACGAATTAATAATTACCGAGGCGCAGGTTAATTGGCAGCCTATGAGTTTTCCAACAAAGGATCTAATGTTATTCGAGGAATTAAGCGCCGACAAATTGGCTATTATTGACACGTACGGCATGAACGCGAATATATTTAGCAGTGATAAGGGCAGTACATTTGACAACGTTAGGGAGAGTATTAAAATGGTTTATCAAGATACTATTATACCGGAAACGCAGGCAATGTACGACGCGTTAATGCACCAATTCGGACTCGATAAAGAGGGCTATTATTTAACGGCAGATTTTAGCCATTTACCAATATTACAGGACGACGAACAAATGAAAGCAACGGCAATAAAAACGCAAGCGGAAGGTTATTCTATTCTTGTAAGGGACGGAATTTTGACACCTGAATACGTGGCTCAGGAGTTTGGAGTTGAAATATTAAAACCCGATCCACGCGAGGCGCAATTGGCGGGGCTAATTAACGCGCAAACGGAGTTGAGGGGAACCGTTGGAGGTTTAAACGGAATTATTGCAATCAATACCGCAGTTTCAGCGGGTCAAATGAGCAGGGAAACGGGAGTTAATACGTTAGTTAATTACTACGGCTACGAGCGTGTAATTGCCGAAACAATGATTACAGCAAAACCCGAAATAATAACAGCAAATAATACGCAAATATGAAAAACAATATTTACAGCACAAAACAGGCTAGCGAAATAAAAGATTTAAACAGCGAAAAACGCGAGGTTGCTGTTTACTTATCTATATTCGATAATCTAGATTCAGATAACGACGTAATAACAAAGGGAGCGTTTACAAAATCAATTTTGGAGCGCGGACCCGACAGCATAACAAATCGTAAAATTGCTTTTTTAAGGCACCACGATTGGCAACAGCCAATTGGAAAGTTTTTAAGATTAGAGGAAGATGTTAAGGGGTTGTTTGCCGTCGCTCAGTTAGGGCGTTCAACAATGGGCGAGGACGCGTTTAAAGATTACGAGGACGGAATTATACGCGAACATTCAATTGGATTTCAATACTTAAAAGACAAAGTAAATTTTATCGAGGATAAAAATATGGACGGTGGAGGTTACCACCAAATAAACGAAGTAAAATTATTCGAGGGTTCCGCAGTAACTTTTGGATCTAATGAGGAAACGAACGTAATTGATGTAATTAAAAGCCAAAATAAAACGGCGTATATTGATAAAATAACAAATGAATTAAACGTACAGGTTAAAGCGTTAAGCAACGGCAAAGGGTCGGACGAACGCCTGTACGAAATAGAAATGAAAATCAAATATCTAAATAGTCAATTAGTTTTACTTGCTTTGTCGGAGCCAATTTTAAAAAATTATTCCGTAATTAGCGAGCCAATGAAAAAAGACGTAAATTTATTTGATTGGAATAAAGTAATAAATAATATTAATCTTAAAAACTTAAAAAAATGAGTGAAAATTTAACACCGGAGCAGGCGGATATTATCGCTAACTTAACACCGGAACAAGTATTGGAAAGAATTAACGGACTATTTGACGTTGCAATGGAAACAATGGCGACTGTTGAGCAGGTAGAAGAATTAAAAAGCGCTGTTAATTCGCTTAAAAATTTGGATAAAAAAAATTCAGAAATGGAAAAAACAATTGCACGTTTTGAGGGAAAACTTGAAGCGATGAGTTCAAAAGCAGTTCACAGCGTAGAGGCTCCGAGCCGTTCGTTAGGGCAAGCAATGGTTAAAAGTTTTACTAATAACCACAAAACAATTTTAGACACTATCGAAAAAGGTCAAACGTTTAATTTAGACGTTAAAACGGATACGACAATTACAGGTGATTATACCGGTAATATCGCGTTGTCCGTATTGGATCCTGAAGTTAATCGTATTGCACGACCGACTAGACGTATTTTAGAAATTGCAAACGTAGGAACAACGACCTCAAAATTTGTAACTTATATTCAGCAAACGACACAGTCAACGGGAACGTGGATAGCGGAGGCGGCTGTAAAAGCACAGGGACAAGTTCAATATCAAGAGGTTTCAGTAGAAGTTAAAAAAGTAGCGGCGACTTTAAAAGTTTCAAAAGAAATGATGAGCGATTTAGCGTTTGTGTCTTCAGAGGTTAATATTGAATTAATGGCAAACGTTGAGCAGAAAATTGATTATTCATTAATCAACGGAGCGGGCGGTACGGATTTAGTAGGTTTAGTTTCAACAGCAACAACGTGGGCGGCGGGTACCTTTGCGGGTACAATTACACAGCCGAACGTAAGCGACGTTATACGCGTTGGGAAATCACAATCGGAGGGATTAAATTTTTACCCTACGCACGTTGTATTGCACCCTTCAGACGTTGCAGCGATTCAGTTGACAAAATCCACGACAGGCGAATATACCTACCCAATATTTTTACCGACAACGGGCGAAATGATGATCGCAGGTTTAATAATCGTACAAAGTAATAATATTACAGCGGGTACTTTTTTAATTGGTGATTTCTCAAAGGCAAACGTTAAAATCCGTGAGGCGGTTAATATGTCAGTAGGTTACGTAGACGACGATTTCCAACGAAACATGGTTACAATCCTATGCGAGGCTAGATTAGTTAACTACGTTAAGGCAAACGACACAGGCGCGTTTATCAAAGGAGTTTTCGCAACTTGTATCGCAGCGCTTTAATTTAACAATCGATAAATTAGTCTAAAATGGAAAAAAAACCACGTAAGCGCAAAACTTTGGATATTTCAATCGATACAAAAAATATTGATATTGAAATTAACAGGGACGAAAACGGTAAGTTGAATGTAGATATTGACACGAAAAAAATTGACGTTAAATTTGAAAAAGACGGCGACAAAAAAACGTTAGATATTGAAATTAACGACGAACAAACGTATCATTTTGTAAGCAATGGCGAAGCGCCAACGATGAAAAAAGGCACGATTTGGGAGGTTACCGGAGCGATGTTAAGGATATTTTTGAAAAAAGGATTAGGAAAATTAAAATAATATAACTATGTTTTTAACGCCCGCAGATTTTACAAACAAATACGAATTACATACGGGAATTTACGACGTTGCTAAATTGCAATCGTATATTGATATTTACGAAGGGAGGTATTTACGCCAATTATTTGGATCAGTTTTATATACTGAATTTATTTCGGATTTAGACGCCAATTTTGAGCCGATTAGCCCAAACTTTAAAACTATATTTTTCCCGTTTTATGAAGATGTAACGTTGTATAATATGTTAGATTCAGCAGGCGTAATTGATATGTTAAAAGGTTTTATTTATTTCGAGTATTCAAAAGACTTATCAAATCAAATGACGCCGTACGGAAACGTCCGCCCAAAATCCGAAAACAGTTCGGTTGTGAATACTTTACAAACAATGATTTACGCACGTTATAACGAAGCGGTTACGACTTACCGAGCAATTAGAAATTACATATTTTTAAATTTTAATTTGCCTACAAATCAAGCCGTTTCGTTTTCTTTTTACAATGCGGGAACGGGTTACAGCGACGATTTAGTTACGTTAGTGAACGTTTCAGGCGAGGTAACTGTTATTAACGTTGCAAATATTGGAACGGGTTACGCGACAAACAACGGAGTTGCAACGTCGGGCGGTTCAGGTACAGGTTTAACAGTTGATTACGTGGACGACGGCGCGGGCGGAATACTTAGTGTTTCAGTTGACAACGCAGGAACGGGCTACGTTTCAGGCGATATTGTTACAATACTAGATGGAAACAACGACGCAACGGCAACAATCACGACCGCAACACCTTTACAAGTTGGTTCGGGTTGTCAAGTTCAAACAACGTGTAATCCAATTGGAGGGGCTTTTTTAAACAGCATAACGACAGCGGGAACGTTATACGTTACAGCGTTTGGATTAGCGACGACAGGAGGCACGGGAGGCGGTTGTACGGTAAATATCGTTGACGATACGTTGGGCGGGATTAGTAGTTTAGTTATAGTTGATAAAGGATCAGGATACACGGCAGGCGATATTTTAACCGTTACAGGTGGAAATAACGACGGAACGTTTACGCTTTTATCGGTTACAAATGGCGAGATTACAAATTTAGTCGTTGTTGAGGGTGGAGTTGATTACGAAGTCGGAGATTTTGAACATATACCGGGCGGAAACGACGATGCGGTGGTAGAAGTTGTTTACGTTGGGAAAGGACATTTTAATACGTTTAACGGACAACCGAAAGGTTTTAATTATTGGATATGACAAAGGAAGTTTCGCAATTAATTAAGGATATTGTTTTGGATATGAATAATACTATATTCGGAGTTTACGACTCAGTTAATTTAAGAACGGATATTTGTAACACAAAATGGGCGCGTATTGGGAAAACAGTTACCAACGCCACGGGCGACGAATACCGAATTACGGATATGGTTGTCGATGAGTGGATTAAAGTAACACCTGTTACGCCCAACGCGCCAATTTTAGAAGATTTAATAAATTTGCCAAATCCGTTTTGGATCACGGGAACAAAAATAGCGACAAATAGGGAGTGGACTATTTCAGGAAAAAACGTAACGGAAAAAACGCCAATTATTTGGTTATTACAAACGTTACGGATTACAAAGTATGGACGTGAAAACACGTTGGATTTTAATACCGATGTTCGTTTATTTTTTTTAGACGAAACAAACGTTTTAAATTACTATACCGAGGATCATTTAGATTTAGTTGTTTTTCCAATGGAGCGTTTAGTTTTGGAGTTCTTAGATACAATAACACGGACAAGGCAATACAAAACCGTTGAGGATTACGAGTTAATAACGTTTAGTAGGTTCGGGATTGAACAAAACGAAAGTATGTTTAAAAACATTTTAGACGCTAATTTATCGGGCGTGGAATTAAAGATTAGGTTAGAAAAATACAAAGAAAATTGTAAATGTTAATTAATTTTAAAAAAGAAAAAAAATGAGTGTAGGTTGTAATTGTAATGTTGGTTTATCGAATACCGGAAAACCAAATTGCGTACCGGTTCAATCCGTTACGTCAAAACTTATTTTGGTGC